CGCGCCCGCGCCGGTTGGTGGTGAGCCTAAGGTCTTGGTCTATCCCCGGGATCAGGTCACGCAGGACACGTTCTATAACTGTGGCCCCGCGTCTACTCAAACTATTGTGAGGGCTGCGACCGGTGTCCTAGTCGATGAGGCTGTTCTAGCTCACGAGCTGGGAACTACGGTTAACGGCACTGACTATATCGGGTTGATTACCCGCGTTTTGCGTAACCGGCTACCTGAGGCTAACTACACCACCGTGGAAATGCCCACCGATCCCCCCACCCCTGGCCAGCGTGACAAGCTATGGACTGACATCGTGCACAGCATTGACGCTGGATACGGTGTTGTCTGCAACATTGTCGCGCCCCCGTCCAACTATCCGCGCGGGGTGTATGGGACTGCCAGCCCTAACTACCGGGGCGGCGTCGTGTACCACTACATCGCCGCGATGGGCTACCGCGATGACGGCCAAGGGCGCGCCGTGTGGATCGCAGACAGCGGTTTCAGCCCCTACGGTTATTGGCTGAGCCTGGACCAACTTGCAACACTCATTCCGCCGAAAGGATACACCTACGCGGCGGCTAATCCTAAGAAGGAGAATTTTATGAACAACGACCAACTTATTCTCGACCAGCTGGTGGGATACGAGAAGCGAGACGGACTACCCACTTTTAGCGGGTGGCCGCAATTGGGTGGTCGCACCCTGGTGGATGCTATCGCCGCTATTGGTGCAGCTCTTGACGTGCCCGGCTGCTATGACACTAAAAAGGAAGGAAAGTAAAACATGAACAAGCTCTCCATTTTGAGCCAAACTCCTGTGCTGCGTGCCCTGATCTACGCCATTGTGGGCATTGTCGGTGTCATTGGCATTGTGACCGGCGCGGTTGATGTTGATGGTCTTAATTCGTGGGTGGATCGTGTGCCGTCGATTGCTGCCACCGCTGCGTCTGTGCTGGCTTTGGCTAACATTCACCCCACCCCTAAGGCGGCTGTAGCTGCGGTAGGTGATGCAACTGGTAAGCATTCTGTCACTGATCCGACCGCCGCGTATGTAGCGCGTCTGCGGGAGATGCACGGCAAGCTCGGAGAGAGCTAATGGGTGCCCGCGTAGCCACCTCTCGGATAGCTCACGCGGGCCTCGCCATTTGGTGTTTTGCCACCGGTCTTGCATATTTGCCCCCATTGGGGGCTTTGCCTGAACAACTAGCGTTAATTAGTCGTGTTACGTCCGGGCATGTGTTTGGTGCCGCCTGGATACTCGCAGCCGTCCTACTTGTTGCCGGGCAGTGGTTTTACCACCCCCGGCAAATCGGCCTAGCACTCACAATGAGCCTCACCCTACTGTTAGCGGGCGGATATTTCACCGCGTGGCTATTTGAGGATCAGACGCGCGCGTGGGTGAGTGTGAAAAACTACCTCATGCTAGCCGGGGCGATTATGGTGATGGCCACGAATGCGGAGAAGGTGATGCCAGGTGCCCCCATTAAATGATGCGGTGGTCGTGGCTATCATGAGCGCCTTGGGCGGGTTCCTTGTAGCCTTGCTTAACAGGCGTTCCAGCCTTGAGGGTGAGCAAACCAAACGGCTAGAAATCTTGATAAGTAGCCAGCAAGACGCCTTCGACCGGCAAGCGCAAACCCTCACAAGCCTTGAGGCGGACATGATTAAACTCCGGGCAGAATGGGCCGCTGAACGAGAATCACATCACCACACTAAGGTGGAGCTGGAAAAAGCAAAGCTCTATCACACCTACGTGGCTGCAGAAGTAAACCGAGTGGGGCGCTGGCTCAACTCCCAGGATTTAACATGGCCCCCGCCCGATTTTTTAACATTCCCTGAGTGGTGGGACACCCGCCCGCGAGATGAACCCCGAGATTAACCAATGCCCCCCCGGCTGTGACATGTCATGTCTCACGCCGGGGGCTTTTTTTATTTGCCTGCGATCCGGTAAACCATTTGCCGCGATAGGCTCGTGGCTTGGGCTATCTGGCTAGCTTTCACCCCCTGTTGTAGTGCATCTACGATCAGCGCGTCACGGCGCGCGCGGGCCGCGTCAGTACGCTCTTTAGCTTCTTCGTAGGCTTGATCCGCTTCGCTTAAGTCCTCAAAGAGTCCTTTGTCTTGTTGTTGGCGGGAGATGATAATGACGGCTTCGGCTTTCAGCATGAGCGCTTCGGTGGGTTGCAGCGCCTCCGAGTCAATTGTGATGCTGCCGTCTGTTTTGTGGATGCTGATTAGAAAGGTGATGACCCTTTGGGCGGCTTCCACTGTGCAGCCGGTTTCTTTTGCGACGATTTCGGCAACGTCTTCGGCGGTGCGAGCGTCTACGTTTTCGAGTTTGATGTGGTTGGGGTGCTCGCTAAGCGCCCATGCGGCCAGTTCAACAAGCAGCTCGGGGGTGAGGGGGCGCACCTGAGGTAGTTCTTCATCATCGTCCAGCTCGGAGGGGTCAAAGGGGAACACTGCGTGCACCTGATCTTCAAAGCCAACGCCGTCGGTGGTACCGTACTTTGACCAGTGTTCGACGAGTTGGTCGCGGATGCCTTCGAGAGTGTTTGCGGTGAAGATGTCGGTGGGGGTGGTGAGGGTGAACATTTTGGGGTTCCTTTCCAGGGTTTAGGGTTTAGGCTGCGACGGGTGCGTTCAAGAGTTCGCCGATCAGATCGGAGACTTCCTTACGGGTCATGCCGTCGAGGTTGATCTCGCGGCCTGCCTTCTTTGCGAGCATTTCAGCGTAGTTGCACTGCTTGAGGGTGGGGGTCTGGCGCATTTCCTGGCATTCTTCCTCTGTGTAGGCTTTGGTGGCGTTGATGAGCACGTCGATGATCTTTGATGCTTCGTAGCTGCTGCATTCTCCTTCTTGCGCTGCTGTGAGGTTGAGGCGGGGGTATACGCCGTCGAGGGTGACCATTCCGTCGGTTCCGTCGTAGGCGCGGGTTTCGCGGACGAGGTTGTTGATGAAGGCGATTTGCTTCGCGGTGATGGTTTTCATTGTTTTGCCTTTCTGGTTTTTGTCTTTGTTCTTTCTTTATGACTCTAGTGTAAACCAGGTTTACAGTGCTGTCAACCTGGTTGACAACTTTTATAGTGTGAAACCTGTCACATTACAAAATCAGGGGAAAACCAGGGAAAAACCCACGACAATCCCACGACATTTCCACGACGCCACGACAATTCCACGACACGCGGCACTGCACTTAACTACACTTGACTACACTCCAAAAACCCGCCACAACCAGCAAAAACACCCCAAAACCACAAACAACCAGCAACAACAAAAAAACACAAAACTGGATTTAGGTTCCAGTGTCTTAGGACGTGGGAGTTCAAGTCTCCCCAGGCGCACAAACAAGCCCCCACCAGCACAAACAAAGATGCCGGTGGGGGCTTTCTTCTGTCTCTAAACAGCCCTCAAACCACGACCCCACGACAATCCCACGACATTTTTCAGACTTTCACCTAGCGCAACCGCCACGCCGTCAAGGTCGCCGTCGAATAAATCCGCGTATGTGTCCAACGTCATAGCCGCCGATGCATGGCCAAGTTGACGCTGCACCACCTTTACGTTCGCCCCACTTGAGACCATTAGCCCCGCTGCCACATGCCTCAAACCATGAGGCGTTAACCGTGGAAACGTCGAGTCAGCGCTTTGGCACGCAGCAACGGCCGCCGCAAACCAGCCCGTCCGAGTAGATGATTTACGCAGTGGGCCACCACCATGAGCTTCAAAAACCCAACATGTTGATGACTTCCCCTCAACCTCCTTATGGAGCCGCCGCAAAACAGGCAGCGGCACGGCAACCTCACGAGCCTTCCCGCTCTTTGGTGCACCAATGACAAACTCCTGCCCTAGCTGCACCGCGTTTCGTTGCACACGGATACGTCCGCGTTCAAAATCAACATCTCCAACTTGGAGGCCTACAGCCTCACCCCACCGTAGGCCCACCGTTCCCAGTAACCACACTAGCGTCCCATGTTCCCCACATTGAGCAGCTAACGCGCCTAGCTGATCCACCGTTAGGTACGCTTTTACCGGGGTAGACCGCCTAGGTAGTCGAATATTCCGCGCCGGGTTTGCACTAATTAACCCATCTTGCACAGCCACATCCAAGACACCCGCTAGAATGCCGTGAAACTGTCGAATAGTCGAAGGGGCTTTATCCATCGTCGATAGCCACCCCTGTATCTCCGATGGGCGGATACTTGCAGCCTGCCTATCCCCCCACTGTGGGAGGACCGTCCCGTTAAGCCTGTGTCGATCCGCTGCAAGCGTAGACGGCTTTAAATGCTGCCTACCGGCCCACCACAGCTCCGATAACTGCCGGACGGTAACCTTGCCCGCATTAGGGTCGATCCATGCACCTGCGTCTATCTGAGTAGTGTTTGCAGCCGCCCACGATTCTGCCTTAGCTTTCGTGGGAAACCCTTGTTTTGTACGACTGCGCCCATCCGGCGAGCGGTATTGCACCCGCCACGCGGTGCCGGTGGCTGTCTTATACTTACGCACACTAGCCATTAGGTAGACTTCTTCCTTAGTCGATGCACCATGATAGGTGTTGTTGACTGATCCCCGTGGCGGCGTTGTTTCCTAGGCACCCCCGCCACGGGGCCACACACTTATTTACTGTTGAGGTTGCCCGGCGCGCTGTTGCTCCAATTCAACCATCTGTTGCACCGCGTCTTGTAGAATCTCGTCACCGATCAACGTGGTAACCATCGCCTCATCTTTCGACGACGGCGCAACGTAGCACCGCAGTTCGTATTCATCACGAACGCCGAAAGAGTTTTCAGCGCTCATAGTCGTATCAACGATCCACTTATTGCCCTCATCGTTCTTTTTCACATCCTTTGAGTTGTAGGGGCCAAATTTCACCGTATCCGGATGATTAGCGCGCGGCTTTGCTTGGTGCTCGCACAGGATATTTGCCCTTGATTTGTCCATCGCGTTGATGTGCTCATCGTCGTTGTCTTTTTCAAACTGCTTGCGTTCTTCTTCGGCTTTCTTTTCAGCTTCCTTACGTGCCTTTTCTTCTTCTTTTGCCTGGTTTTTAGCTTCTAGTTCAGCTTTCTTTGCTTCTTTGTCAGCAGCTGCGGCGGTGGTCGCCGTGGTAGTCACAGGGGCGGCTTTATGCTCGGAGGCCGGGGGAGTGGGGGTGAGAGCATTGATAATGTTGCTAACGATACTCAGCACGATAAACGCGCAAACAGCGATGGCAATCTTTGCGCCCTTGCTAAGTTCGGAAAATTTACGGGTGAGATTGTTCATTTTTTTACCTTTCAAATGACTGGTAGGAGGCCTTTGCGCCGGACAATATCGAGCCATACGCTAAGCATGTGCTCTGTAACGTCCAGATTGTAGGCGATTATTGAGTGGTTAGGGCCGTGGACAGTTTCTTCAAATTGGTAAGCGCTGGCACTGATTAGGATACCTGCGGCCCATTCGTCTGCTTTGCGCTCGTAATGAGCATCATTGCACTGGTCGTGCCCGAATACCGCGTGCCCTAGCTCGTGGGCCAGTGTGCAGCGGTAATAACGGCCTTCCAGATCAGTGCGTAGGCTGATTGTACGGGTTCTTTCGTCGTAGTAGCCCCGCCGTCCACCGGTGTGTGAAATGATCCGCACATCGAGGTCCAAAGCGGCGGCTTCCAGCTCAGGGGATGAAATCGTGGTCATCACCCCAATTTTCCTCATCCGGGGAACCATCCGCAGCGGCATTCTCGTAATCGAATGACTCACCGCCAAGGGCACGCGGCCCTGACATGTGGGTGATGGACGCGCTATTACTGCGTTCTTCTGCCACTTCGTCAACGGGGCGAGAGTCAAGGAGTTTTAATCTGCGTAGCAATTCGTCTGTTAGCTCTTCGTCAGTCGCACCCATTAACGCAGATTTAGCAGATGTCTCGATCAACCATTTTGCCTCAGCAAAGCCAAGGTCAACCAGCGCAGCGAGCGGGTTAACCCCGTAGGCTTGTGCAACTTTGATAATGACCTCTGCAGACAGTTCGCCTTTTTTGAGCTGATGGGCAATTGTGCGATTTGAAACCCCGGCTTCCAAGCCAACCTGTCTCACCGAGTCTCCGCCGGTCACTCTATCGAACCATTTTGCATGTTCCATGCCTTACAGCTTATCAAATTTTTGCGCCGTGGGCAAATCTTGCACGGCTGTTAACCTGCGGTTTTAAAAAAAATTGTACACAAATTTGCGCAACTTTATGCACTGTGCAATAATTGGACATGCGAGCAAGAATGGCACAAACAAAATGGAGTAAAGAATGAATGTGAAGCTCGACCCTCACGTACTTGAGCAAGTACGTGAGCAATATTCACTCACCAATGACGAACAGGTAGCGGTAAAGCTCGGTAAAACGGCCCACACTGTTCGACGATGGCGCAACGGACAAGCGGTGCCGGATGCGCAATCACTTGTCCGTCTCCAGTACCTCACCGGACGCCCCTACGGGACGATGCTCATTATCCACGAACCCGCCGCCTAGACAGGAGACTTACTAATGGAACTACAGACTTTCAACTTCGACCGTATCCCCGTCCGTACCGTTGTGGATGAACATGGGGAGTGGTTTTGCGCAAAGGATGTTGCCACCACCCTCGGATACGTCAACCCCGGCAAAGCTGTTCGTATGCACTGCCGTCAAGATGGGGGTCCAAAACGGTCCCCCATCGTCGACGCCCTAGGGCGCAGCCAGGAAGCAACCTTTATTCAAGAGGCCGATGTGATGCGCCTGATCGTTTCTTCCAAGCTGCCAGCGGCTCAACGGTTTGAACGCTGGGTGTTTGAGGAAGTATTGCCCGCGATTCGTCGCACCGGGTCCTACAACGCAAATCAATTCAGCCCCGCCGATCTCACCCGCGCTGAGATTCTCCGTATCGCGTTGAACGCAGAAGAAGAACGCCTCGCCCTGGAAGCAAAGAACAAAGAACTTGAACCAAAGGCAGACGCTTACGACACGTTCATTGACGCTACAGGCAAATACAACGTTGGAACGGTGGCAAAGATGCTGGGCATGGGGCAAAACAAGCTGTTTAAGGAACTCCGCAATCGTGGTGTGTTCATCGCAAAGGGCGCAAATGCAAATACCCCGTACCAGAAGTACATGCAGCACTTTGAGGTCAAGGCATATACCTTCGAGCGCTCGAATGGGGAACAGGTCATTCGCTACACAACCTATGTGCAGCCCTCAGGGGTTGATTTTATCCGCCGCAAATTGGGGTTAGACCGTATCGACCCGCCGAGTCTCCTTAACTTAGCTACTAACGATAACGCCACTGTGACGGATAGGAGCTAGTGATGGACAAACCCACCTGGCGCGACTATGTGACCCCCGGCGCTGTTTTCGACACCATCCTTCTAACCATTCTCATTATCGGTCTCGTTTTCGGGGCCGCCGCTTTAGGAGCCTAAATCATGAATGAAGTTCTAACCCCCCTCGACTATGTAGACGGCTTTATCGCCCTCGTTGATCTTCTGATCCACCTTCCCGCCCTGGTTTAAGGGCAGTGCGCCCCTAGTAGGGCTATCGCCGGGGTGCAATTCCCCGGGCGCACACGAGACACCACGGTGTCGTGTTCTTTGAATAACTGAATATATAAGACGTGTGAGATATTGGCGCTGGCCGTCGTGATGACGGTCTAAAATCCACCCCTTAGCAAGGGCTTGGTAAAGCGTGAGCAGGGATGCAGGAACCACCACAAGGTGAGGTAACGGCACACGTCTTCTGGAAAAACAAAAAGAATCCACCGGCCCTATTAGTGGGGCCACAGGTCCCCGGCACAGGCCGCCACATGCGTATTTTTTCCCTTTCTATGGATGCGGTTTCAGTAAATACGCGCCGTTCAGATAACGGCGCAAACGCACGCCGCCGGTTCAACTCCGGCAGGGGACACGAAAAAGGGACGCGGGTTTCAAAGTTGATCCTCAGATACTCCCCGCGCCCCTTTTTTCTCAAAGGCGCAGCAAAAAACTAGCTGCCCACTCATCATACCAGGAGAACGCCGTGATTTTTCAAACCATCATCATCATCGCCGCAACCGCGCTGATAGTCCTAATCCAGCTCTCAACCTTGGGGCTAATGAAAAAGCAACAAGACGACTTAATCAACACATTGCATATGTTCAACACCCTCAACCTACCGGCTTACCAGGTTAAGCCATCTCCGATGGACTCGTTCGACGTCACTTTTGGCGATGTACTCAACGAAAACACCACCCCATCGACTACCCACACGGGCGAATGATCCCGCAGATACCAGTGTTCAACACTGGGAAGTGGAAACTCGACGCTAAATGCGCCGATCTGGACGTGGATCCGGAACTGTTCGACATCGTCACCATAAAAGAGCGCTTTCGTGGCCGCGTCGCTGAACATGGGGTTGAAGCAATCACCCGGGAACTTTGCCAGGGGTGCCCCGTGATTCAACAATGCGCCGCCTACGCCCTCGAACAAGGCAAAACCTGTGCAGGGTTGGTCTACGCGGGCACACCCGCATGGCCCCGTTCAGGCAGCTCAACCGCCCCCCGCGACGATGTTATTGAAGCGCTCATGCTCATAACTGACGGCATGGACGTTGAACAAGCCCACAAGCAAGCGTTTTCAGAAACGGACAAAGACGATGAGCAAACGTGAATTAACCAGACTCATAGATCTTGTTGAGGCTGTCCTAGGTAAACGGACAGCGTTCCTAACCGTGGGTGAGTTTGCGCAAATCACCAATACACACCCCGTAAATATTCGTGAACGGTGTGCACGAGAGAACGACTTTGCACAACAAGCCGCCACCGGGAAACACTACCGGATACCCGTTGAAAGACTCACCGAATATGTCAAATAGTCACTGTGACTTTTCAGGCTGTACAAAACACGCCGTTGATGTTGGCATTGCCTGGATGCATTTTTGTCCAAAACATGCAGACCTTGCAGCCTTGTTGCTCAACAAGCAGCGACTCGTAAAACACCGTCACGCGTCGAAGCAAGAGCGCGTTTTACGGCTTGAAACCTACTACGACCTTTAAGGAAACCACCATGTCCTTTTACGTACACGAAGAACTACCACCTCGCAGCAATTGGCGCATGGCCAAAGCCCCGTCGAAAGAACGCAAAGCCTACCACGCTATGGTGCACGCAAACCCCGGAATGTGGGTGTCCGCAACACTCGAAGACCTCCAACCAAACCACGGTGTGACGGATAAAAACCAGCTGATTAAGAAGGTTCGCAACATTGCTAGCTCCATCCGTAAGGGTGTCGCCCCCTTTAATGATGACTATTTTTATGAAGCCGCGTCACGCGACGGCATCGTCTACGTTCGCGTCCTCACTGAGGACATGGTTGAGGGGGTAGGGGATGAAACGCAGGGTTAACGATGCGCCCGCGCCGGGCACCCCCGCGTGGCGGAAAATCATCACCGCCTCCAAAATCCCCGCAATGATCCGAGACGGTGAAACCGGCCAATACCTAGGTTTAGGGTACAAACCCGCCTATGACCTGTACATGGAAATGATGGGCCTATGGGACGATCTTATCACCCCACAGCAGCAAGCCATGTTCGACGATGCGCACGACGCAGAAGACTACGCGGTCAACGTGTGGAAACGCGCAAACCCAGAGTTTACGCAATTTAGTCGTGGTGAAGTCGCTTTCACAGATGATGAACTACCGTTTCCAAACCTTGTAACGATTGACCGCCTGGCAACTAAAGGGAAACAACGCCACATCATTGAGGTTAAGCGACCCCGGCAACCCTTAGATGTTCCCCATGACGGATGGGTGGCACAAGTCCAGTTCCAAATGGGTGTATCAGGCATCCATGAGGCTGACATTGTCATGGTGCCTGTCTATGGAACCCCGTCAATTCACCCCGTGGTCTTTGATCCTGAGTTATACGCGGCGCTTGTCAGGGACGCTACACATTTTTGGCATTTGTTGGAGGCTGAAACCCCACCGGATGCAGAAGACAGCAAAATCGCAGGCACGATGTACGCACAAACCCCCACCACGCGGGATGCTATCGACCTAGACGAAAGCCTCATGGACAAGCTTGTCACGGTGTGGCAAAACCTCGCAGCGTTGGAAAAAGAAGCAGGTGTGTTAGAGAACAAGGTCGCTGAACTCGCACAAACAGCAAAAGAAGCAACCTTCCAAGGCATCACCGTGGCCTCAAAACGCGCGGGCCGCTTTAGTGAAAAACGCTTAAGCGAAGATCAACGCCTTGAAGCATCTGCCTTTGAGGTTCAGAAAACCAGTCTTGATACACGACGGCTCAAGAAAGAAGCCCCGCACCTGTACAACGCAGGACTTGGAGACAGCACCTTTGTTTTCAACAGGAAGGCATGGTCATGAGTATTTTTGAAGACAAACTCCGAGATATTCACTTTGACCTCGCACGCAGCCAAAGCCACGCCCACGCTCTAGACATGTGGGCTGAAACCCCCGTACAGGAAACACTAGCTGCCCACGTGCACAGCATCATCACACAAGCAGAAGCAGATATTCGCGGTCTGCGTATCAACTACCACCTATACATTGAAAGGGAAACCAATGTCTAACCAAATCGAACCTACCACTAACAACCCCTCACCCGCGCCGATCATGTCTGGGGGCATGAGCCTTGTTGAACATGCTAACAACATGGACGCAGCTCACCGCCTGGCACAAGCCCTGTGCAAAACCTCCATGGTTCCTAAGCAGTACATTGGCAAACCAGATGACGGTGCCGCCGCAATCCTCTACGGTGCAGAACTCGGACTCAACCCCATTCAATCCTTGCAGCAAGTCATGGTGATTAACGGTAAACCTGGTCTTGAGGCGCGCACCATGGTAGCCCTCCTCAAAGCTAGGGGCTACCGATTCACCACCGTGGAATCCTCCGACACAACTGTCACCGTCCAAGCAGACTCACCCCGTGGTGAAAGCGAGCAAAGCACCTGGACGCTAGAGCGGGCAAAGAAAGCCGGATACGTCACCAACAAGCTGTATCAATCCAACCCACAAGCAATGTTGTACGCAAAAGCAGCCGCCGAAGTGTGCCGCCGCATCGCCCCCGACGCTTTGCTAGGTATGCCCTACAGTGTTGAAGAAATGCGCTTGGATAACATCGGCGCGCCCACACAAAAACCCACCGTCACAGTGTCGAAGAAACCACAGTCAGCACTTGCAGCGGCAAAAAAACAAGCACCCACAACCCCACCGTTCGCTGACCTTATTCAGGCCGCCACCACACTGCCAGAACTAGAGGCAGTCATGGATAAAGTCATGGCCCACTACACAAACCCCGATGATCCTAACCGGACCGAGCTTACCGATTTGGCTAATGAAAAGTGGGACGAGATTAAGAATGAGGTGGCAGAATGATCCCCTTTGAGTTTTTTAGGGGCCGATTGGTCACAGACCCCGAACTGCGTTTTACTAACACAAACCGCCCGGTCGTGAAGTTCCGTATTGCTAACAGTGACGCTAAAAAAGTGGGGGAGAACCAGTGGGAGACCACTAACCAAATCTTCCTCAACTGTTCCATGTGGGATGCAAAAGCAGAAGCCGCAAACACCGCCCTCTCTAAGGGGATGGAAGTAGTAGTTTTCGGCAAACTCATAACCCACGAATACCAGGCAAAGGACGGGACGAACCGTTCTTCTACAGAGGTGAAGGCACAGGACGTGTTCACCATTGTTAAGCCCGCGCCGGGGCAACAATCACAGCAACAAGGGCAGCAACAAGGAGGGTGGGGAAGCAGTGGGGCAACCAGTGGGGCGGCTAGCAGTTGGACACCACAGGGTGCTGACAGTGACGAACCCCCGTTCTAAAAAACGTCCAGAAACAAGCCCCGTGTGGTGGTGCAGCCACCTACAAAAACACGGGGTTCACCCCACCCGCACCCTAGTCAACGCACTCGTAACAATTTTCAACAATCTAGACATCTGAAAGGGGTGCAAAACATATGACATGGTTTCGTGTAGATGACGGTTTTTACGATCATCCAAAGATTGAGCAACTGCCGAATGCGTCGATTGGTTTATGGGCGCGCGCCGGGGCGTGGTGCGCACAGCACAAAACCAACGGGCAAATACCGACAGTTCTCGCACGTCGAATGGGAACTAAGAAGCAAATCCAGCACCTAATTGACGCAGGTTTTTGGGAACAATGCGGCGACTACTACCAATCTATGTATGCCGTGCAATCTGAGCCGTGAAAGGAAGGTGCCGAAATGGGTTGGATGAAAGTGGATGACCAGTTTCATTCGAGTAGAAAATTGAACTCTATTCCTAAGCGGTTTCGGTTCCAGGCCGCTGGCTTATGGATCATCGCGGGGTCGTGGGTTGCAGCCCAAGAGACTGATGGGTTTGTCCCCGACTACATGATTGATGCGTGGAATCCGTCGCAAAAGACGGTTGAATCTCTCGTAAGTTCGGGACTTTGGAGGCGTGAATCTTCGGGTTTTAGCTTTGTTTCGTGGCTTGAGTTTAACGTGAGTCGCGAAGAGTCAGAGGCTGAACGTGCCGCGTGTCGTGAACGAAAAAGGAAAAGTCGAGAGCGTAAGCGCCGTGAAGCTGCTGGTCATGGGGTTGCATCTGAAAATGTCACGCGTGACACCCCTGTGACTGTCACGCGTGACTCCCGCGTCCCTGTCACGGGGGTGTCACAGCGACCCGACCCGACCCGACCCGACCCGACCCAAAAAGGGGTAGGGGTTACAGGTGAAGTTACGACCGCACGCGCGGATGTTTTGCCCCCCTCTTTTTCTTTGGTTGATCCGGCTGATGCGCGCTGCGCTGCGCATGCCGGGTTGCCCCGGGATCAGGTTCCGGCGTGTGGTGCGTGTCGTGACGCGCGGCTCGCGGCTGAGCAAGCTGCCGAGGACGCCGGGCGAGCGCGCCGTGAAGCCATCGCAAACTGCCAGTGGTGCGACGACACCGGGCACATTAGCCGGACGGTTGACGGTGTTGTCCAGGTGAAAAAGTGCGAGCACCAGGAGTTTCCTAGGTTTGACGATCCCGCGCCGGGCGGATTTACGCCCGCTAGTAGCCCCCAGGCACGCCAAGATGTGCTCAAGCGTTTTAAGTGAGATGGCTCAAAATCGAGCCAGAATGGGCCTCTCGCGCGTTTTTACCCCGTTTTGGCTACACGGGTACCCCACATGGGTTTGAACCGCTTAAAACCCCCAAAACTGGGCACAAGCGCAACCCCTACGAAAACCCCCACCCACACCAATCAATCGAACACAATCGAACACCCACAACCCCTAGGGCATCAAAAGGAAAACCCATGCAAAAGTACGACGACTTCATCAAAGCAAAAATCAACTTTCAAAAACTCCACGGCCACCAGATCCAACAAAGCGAGATCAACCCGCTACTCAAACCCCATCAAAAAGACATTGTGCAATGGGCAGTAGCAGGTGGCCGGCGCGCAATCTTTGCAGCATTTGGTCTCGGAAAATCAGTCATGCAAATCGAGACACTACGCCTCACGCTCAAGCACCACGGCGGCGGCAAAGGCCTCATCATTTGCCCATTAGGTGTGCGTATTGAGATTAAGCACGACGCTGCGATGCTAGGCGTTGATACCCGGTTTGTGCGCCGCACCGACGAACTCGACGGTGATGGCATCTACGTCACCAACTACGAATCGGTGCGAGACGGCAAACTCGACCCCACCGAGTTCACCGCCGTCACCCTCGATGAAGCATCCGTTTTGCGTTCCTATGGCTCAAAAACCTATCAAGAGTTTCTACAACTCTTTGACACCGTCAAATACCGGTATGTGGCCACCGCCACCCCATCACCAAACCGGTACAAAGAACTGATTCACTACGCCGGATTCTTAGGGATCATGGACACCGGCAACGCCCTCACACGGTTCTTCCAACGGGACTCAACGAAAGCAAACAATCTCACCCTCTACCCCCACAAGGAAAAAGAGTTCTTTCTTTGGCTGAACACATGGGCTGCGTTTGTTCAGTCCCCCGCCGATCTTGGACACGACGCTACAGAATACACCCTGCCACCTAACCACATCGAGTTCCACAAAGTCGACGTTGACATCACAACCGATGAAACCGACCGTAATGGGCAGGGCTACATTTTCCGAGACACCCAAATGGGCCTAAAAGAATCAGCAGCTGAAAAACGACGCAGTATTAACGCCCGCTGCAACAAAATGATGGAACTCATCCAACAGCACCGGGCACAATCCCCCGGTAAACAAATCGTATTGTGGTGCGACCTCAACGCTGAACAAGACGCCATCGAAAAGCACCTCAAAGACGCGGGCCTCACATTCTCCTCAATCCGTGGAAGCCAAACCCCCGACCAGGTAGAAGAACTCCTAGAGCAATGGAGAAACAAAGAAACCTACGCCCTCATCGGCAAACCCATCATGTTGGGGTCCGGCATGAACCTCCAACAAGCAAACACCGCAATCTTCCTAGGAATCACATATAAGTTCAACGACATCATCCAAGCAGTTCACCGCATTCACCGGTTTGGTCAAAAAACCGACACCTACACCCATTTGATCTACGCAAACACAGAGGCATCGGTGGTGAAAACAGTGCAAGAAAAATGGCACCTACATGAGGAACTAACTCACAATATGACAGACATCATTAAAGACTATGGCCTCAACCCCAAAAACATCATTGAAGCTCTACAACGCGACATCGGGGTTGAACGCATTGAAATAAGCGGCAACCGTTTCACCTTCGCAAACAACGACTGTGTGAAAGAAACGCAGATGATGGAAGAGGGCAGCGTCGACTTGATCGTTACCTCCATCCCCTTTGCCAACCACTACGAGTACACCCCTAACTACAACGACTTCGGGCACACCGATAATAATGAGCATTTTTGGGCGCAGATGGACTACCTCACGCCACAATTGCTCCGAATCTTGAACCCCGGCCGCATCTACGCCTGCCACGTCAAAGACCGTATCAACTTTGGTAACACCACCGGTGCAGGTATCCCCACCGTCTCACCCTTCCACAGTGAAGCAATTCAACACGGTATCAAGCACGGCTTCGACTACATGGGCATGATCACCGTCACCACCGATGTGGTGAGGGAAAACAATCAAACCTACCGCCTAGGCTGGTCGGAGCAATGCAAAGACGGCTCAAAGATGGGTGTGGGGTCACCTGAATACATTCTGATCTTCCACAAGCCACAATCGGACCGTTCACGCGGATACGCCGATGTGCCCGTGACAAAGAGTAAGGAAGAATACAGTCGTGCCCGGTGGCAAACCGATGCGCACGCATTCTGGCGCTCGTCAGGTAACCGGCCCCTCACCGTTGATGAACTCGCCGAACTCCCACACGATCAGCTAGGGAAAATGTTCACAAAGCAATCCTTGCAGCAGATCTACGACCACGAGACCCATGTGAAAATTGGTGAAACCCTCGACTACAAAGGCGCGTTGCCGTCGACGTTCATGGCGCTCGCACCCGGCAGCTGGCAAGAGGACGTATGGCACGACATCAACCGCATGCGGACCCTCAATAGTGAACAGTCGAAACGCAACGTGCAAAACCACATTTGCCCCCTGCAATTCGACATCGTTGAGCGTCTAATCCGCCGATACTCCAATGAGGGCGACCTAGTATTCGACCCCTTCGGAGGGATCGGCACCGTGCCCCTAACCGCTTTGCGTATGGGCCGTAGAGGTAGGGGAGTGGAACTCAACCACGGGTACTTCCTCGACGCAGTTGCCTACCTACAGGCAGAAGAGCAAAAAGTGGAAACCCCGTCCCTCTTCGACCTGTTGGACGAAACAACCGACGCAGCTTAACCCCCCCACCTGGCCGCTGGCCGAGAGGCGCACCGGCCCCAACCCTTTAAGGACACACAATGCTCAACTACCATATCCCCCTGCACTACCGCCGCCCACCACTAACAGCAAACATGCGACTCCACTGGGCCAAAAAGGCGGAAATAACAAAAGAAATACGCACAACAACCACATGGTTAGCAAAAGCCCACCGCCTACCACGAGACCTCCAACATTGCACCGTCACCCTGCACTACGCCCCCATCGACAAACGCCGCCGCGACGCTGACAACCTTGTCCCCACACTCAAAGCAATCTGCGACGGCCTCGTTGACTACGGCCTAGTACCAGATGACACACCCCAGTTCATGACAAAGCACATGCCGATCATTGAACAGCCAGAACGCCCCGCCCGCACCTGGCTCACCATCACAGAAGGAGATTAACCATGAGTGAGATAATCACTATCCCTGGCAAAGATCTTTGGAACTTTCGACTTAGCTACACCATCACCGCGTCAACTAATTTTCCTAGCTTCGAATTTATTGACGAGAACTATGTTGTCTCACTCCTATTCAAAGCCCCCGGCACAAGCGTGAGCATTGTGTTAACCACGGATCAACTTAGGTACTGGTTTGAGTGCTTTGAACTGAGCGCCGCTAATGGCGGAGTGGACATGCAAACCCTACCCATCATGCGCACAAGGAAAGCAGACAAGCGCCTACACGTCGCTGTCTACAAGAACAAGCTGTCATTTAGAAACGGTGCCATGTTCATATCCATCGACCTCTCTGACTGCCTTAAAGAGTTCGTCAACTGCATAAGTAACATCTGGCGAGAACTCGAAGAGAAGGAGGATGAGTCGTGGTGAACACGCCTACCTCTAACCCCTGGATCAGGTACGCGGACGTTCTCGCAATCATTGAAAAAATAGCTGACGCTTCCAGTAATGAAAAACAATTGGTGCAAAGTGAAATCAACTGGTTCTACTGGGATGGGGTCAAAGAAGGCGCTCGGACAATGGGCATCGACATTGCAAACCTCGCTGTGATTACGCCACAACCCCCAACCACTGAAATGATTGAAGCCCGCACCCTAACCTGGGTGGCCGCCTGTATTGACGCGATTATCGAAAAGGCGTTAAGCAGCGGTGACGAACAGGCGCAGGAGGTCGCACTAGTGGGTCTTAAAACCCTCCGCGCTGAACTCCGTAAAAAACAGGACAAACTACTAGGAGACTAAACCATGAATGTCTTGCAGAACAACAACCTGCGCACCCTTTTTGATCACTATGGCCTTAACTACCGTGCCGAGTCTGAACCCGGCTACGGTTCGGTATCTACTCTCACCGTCAACTGCATAGGAGCAGATGTCGCAAATCTGAGGTTCCACGACGGCAAAGCGATTCTCGATGTTTTGGTGGACTCCGACATTGAGTACGGGCCTCAATGCCTCCAGACCGACTACATGTTGAAAATCAAAATGCCTATCTGGATGGCGGAATACATAGCCAAAGCAACCACCCACCGGCAAAAGGAAGAGAGCTAAACCATGCCCACCCCTATTAACCACATCGGCCCCGCACCTGTGAAAGCTCACGCCACGGACGCGGGCTACGACCTTACAGCCACAGTGACTCAAGTCTTGGAACCCGGCCAACGTTCACTCATCCCCACCGGCCTACACATCGGCCTACCCCCTAACACCGTCGGTTACGTCTGCCCCCGCAGCGGCATAGCGGCAAAACACCGCATCACCGTGCTCAACGCCCCCGGTGTCATCGACCCCGGCTACACCGGTGAAATCCTAGTCAACCTAATCAACCACGGCGAATACCCCTACATGATCCACCAGGGGGAACGAATCGCACAACTAATCATCCACCACACCGTAGAGGTCGATTGGCAACACGTCATCAAGCTCGAATCAACTGAACGCGGCAGCAACGGCCACGGATCAACCGGAGCCTAAACCATGCACACCACCTATTGGTACGACCCCGCGCCCGTGCTGGCATGGATCACCGACATGCTCAAACAAGGATACGCACAGCCACCACAACAAACCGCAGACTACTGGAAAGGCTGGTGCGACGCCCTACGACACACCAAAAACACCATTCAACAAAACAGCCAATAACACAAATAAGAAAGGAGAATAAAATGAAAACAACCCCACAAACCCTACGATCTATCGCCGCCCTCATCCCACTACTCCAACCCACCACCCCCACCCCAAACTACAACCCACAAACCAGCAGCCACACAACCCCCGGGCCAAAACCCCCCACCAACCTCCACCA